CCAAACGGAATAAGTATCAATACCATTTGGCCCCCAACCTGGATTAACTGCCTTGTTATTTAACGACATTATATCTTCCTTGCGGTATAGCTTATCCGCACTCAACATCTTGCGACAAAATGGCCTTGAAGATGCAGTAACGCGGCCTTTATAACGGTAACGTGTGTAATATGTTTTGCCATCAATTACTTTATCTTGGTCACTCGTTGCGTTTGGTTTGGCAGTTCCTGTACTTACCGATTGTTTCACTTGTTCGATACCATCGAATATGTGCGCTAATGCTTCGTTTTCGATGTCGTCATTATCGTAATCAACATCGTAACTGTCTAACAAAATCCAATCCTCATTCGGTTCTTCACCTAACGCGATTAAGTCCTCCGCAATGTCATCTAAATTGACTTCATCGATTTCAGAAACGCTTTCGTGTTCGCACTTAACTTTTTTTTTTTGGACTACTTGCGTGGGATCAATAACTACATTCGATAGGTTGTCGAAAATGCTACCTATTTGTTCATCGCTCATCGTTGGGAACGCTGCCTTTGTTATTGCCTTCGCTGAAGGAATGGTTAACACATTCGCAGTTGTCTGAACGATAATTTCAAGTAATGAAGCTATCTGCGCTCCATTCAATGCTTGGCTTGCAACGTCTAACGATGGCGCATTGTTCATGCTCGTTTGCGCATCTTGAAACAAATCATTTTGAGTGATTTCAATGTTGGCATTTATTGCAACGGTTGAGAATAGATATTCGATGCTATCCGTAATCATGCGCTGAAATGGCTCAACCACTTGCTTCATGAAGATTCTCATGGCTTGTTTCATTTCATCGGTATTGCTGCCTAATCCACCACCATCACGAATACCAAATAATAACGGTGAAGTTACACGATGTCCGACCAATATAGATTCAACCGCTTGACCAACTAATGTTTCAAATTGCTTATCCATATCGGAAACAGGGAACGGAGTAAACTCCACACCTCTATCCCTATCCTCATTGAAAAACGTCAATACCTTTCCTGCATTTTCAGCACCTTGTATCGCTTGTTGCAATTGGTTCTTAATCATTCGCTGTTCTTCGAGCGATGGAATACCATTGTTGAATGACGTAATTAACGATGGGAAGAAACCATTTAAAATCAAATTAACTTGGTATTCGCTAATCTGACGCGTTAACTCGATGTTGTTTACCGCGCTTATGTAGTCGGGTTTTGGATAGTATTCGCTACCTGGTACAATCGAATGCACGAACAACACTTGCTTTGGACATTCCTCCTTATAGTCAGGGTTGAACATCGGTATATACGAAGGTATATTTTTCTTTTTTCTACTATCGTTCCAATCACGCGAGTAATAAATACCACTAATATCGTCATTGTCATCACTGACACATAAACGACAATTCTCAAAAGGTAGATGATTAATTTGCGCGATGGTACTTCTATCCATTGACCATATCACCTCCCAATAAAAACCGCCATGTAGCTTCAAATCTAACGCGGTTGAATGTCTTATCTTGTCTAATCCTAATCGTGCAATTTCAGTTGATGCCTCTGCGCTTGTTGAAACAAAATCTTGCCCAGCTATCATGAACGCAATGGAGTTCACAATACTTCCATGAACAGGCGATTCGTTGTATAGTTCAATTATATATTGCGGAAATGTATTGGCATCGCCATAACTCACAAATCCCTTCCTATCTTCAACTTCGATCGGTTGAATTTTTACATATTTGGACAACTCAATTTGCGTTGCTCCTATGCGTTGTTTTATTTCGTCAACTAAATTAGGCATTGTATTCGATATCAGATGGGATTGTTAGTGTTGGTTGGTCGTAGTAATCAATGAGCGAACTGAATTGAACAAAACCTCTTTCAATTTCACCGACCACATCAATAGAAGTAGGATCCAAGTTAGTATTTGAATTTTGACCGTACACAATAAAATTCCAACGGCCACCATGATTGATGAGAATCGATGCATTAGTTGGATCATCATCATTCGTGCTAATACCCAAAATTGTAATCCTTTCGTTCTCATCTATAATGGTTGGAATCACATATAACAATTCCGAAGTTAGTTCATTTTGTAACACCAATAAATAATCGGTGTAAGTTGTTGAAAAAAGTAAACTCCCCTGCTTAAGTGATAGCAGGAGAGTTTGAGATGCGGTATTAGATTGCAGGTAATTCACTCTGCAAATGTATTAAATGGTTGCAGTTACGACATTGAACTCATCAGCAAATACACCATCTTCAATTCGATATGCTTTGTGCTTTGAATCGGAAGTAAATGTGATATTATATCCGTTCATGTCACCTTTAGCAGTTCCTGTCATTGTTGATGCTGCGGTTACTTCCGCGCCATCCTCATAACCTACCACCCAATAGTTATCGTTGTTATCTAACACAACAACGAACAAACGATTTTGAGCGATTAACTCCAATTGCTTTCTTCTTGGTGCGCTCAATTTGTGGAATGATGCGGTAACAGTTTGTGTATAGAAAATCGTTCCATTCTCAACACTTGAAGCTACTTCTTCTGTGAAGCTGCCTGTGGATTTTGGCAAAACAAATTCGAACAAATCTTCGTCAGACGAACAATTTGTAACTAATTCAGTTGTGCCATCAATGGTCAATGTACCAGCGAACAAACTTTGAGCATTCAAATATATTTTTTTGATTCCACCAATGCCATCTTTGCATTGCAAACCAAATCCTGCGGTTATTGTACAACTCATATTTTTATTTTTTTATTTAATAAAATGGGGAGCAGTCGTAACCACTCCCCTTTCATATGTGGTTAATTAATTATGAATAGAATACAATCTCGTTTCCGAAGCCATATTGAACACCAGCCAAGAATTTAGCAGAGAAACGAATTGTTTCATCAAGAGTTACATTCTTCATAGACATGGTAGCAACTTCATTCCATTGTGCTAATGTGTTAGTTCCAAACCATAGATTGCTCTTTTGAGCAAATACCATGATGTCATTGGACATTCCAGGACATTCTGCAATGGTGTATTGACCTAACCAAGTCATTGCGATAGCATCACCGCTTTGATAGAAGAAACCATTACCTGCGGTTGCCATAGCATTACGATATGCTTCTGCTACATTGGAAGATACATAAAGAATTGGCTTTTCAGTAGCTCTACGTACACGAATTGGCATTGCAGCAATTACCTTTTCAATTTCAGCAACAACATTGGTTTTATCAACAGTTGTATTTGCAACATCAATTACATCACCATCAGCAGTGAATAAAGTTTCGAAACCTGCGTACTCACCTGCAGTCGCATTGACACCCTGCCAAATCAAACGCTCGTTGTTAGCACCAATACCGCCCAACATGGTAGCAGTTACAGCTTCCAAAAGGTCTGGAGTAATTTCTCCATTTTGAGCGAATGATGTATCCCAATCAGTCAAAAAATCTTTAGCGCACAATGAGCGTTGTACTTGGAATTTCTCCAAAGTCAAAATGCGCTCTGATAATGCGATTGTTCCTGTATCTGTGAAATCACAAGTTGGAGCAGCGAATGTTACGTTGTCAACGATTTTTCTAACGACTTCTTTGTAATCAATGTTCTCCTTGAATGTCAAGTATTGCAATGATTCATTTGCGAGGAATGCGGATTTAATATATCCTCCCGCGACTTTACCAGCGTATGTGGTAGCTAATGTGGTGGTTGTGGCCATTTTTTTCTTTTATTTATTATTGATTTTTTAATAAGTATTTCACGCGATCAGTGTGCGACAATTTGAAAAATTCAGATTGACTCAACTTTTGCTCAACGAAGTTTTTGTTTTTCTTCACGCTTTCAGTTGCTGGTTGTTTGCTCATCTTTTCTACTTGCGCAGATAGTTCAGTTTTTTCAGCGGTCAACGCATTTATGCGGCTTTCAAATTGCTCAATCAACGCATTGATAGTGGCTTCAAATTCCTCTTTGCTCACTCCATCAAATGCAGCTTGTTCTTCTTTGGTTGGTTCTTCGGATTCCATTTCGGGTTCCATGATTTCAGTTACAACACCACCAACGGTAACTATGTATTTACCTTCAGCCGTTTCGTGTTTGCCATCTGGCGCAGGAACATCATTGCCTTCTGCATCCTTTACAAATAATGGACTACCGACAGCAATCATTTCATCGGGTGAACTTACTTCCGTTCCATCCTTTAGAATCGCAACGGACATCTTTACAGGAGCAGCACTTTCAATCTCGCCTTCTGCACTTAGCTTAATGCCAAATGACTTCAGACGATCTGCGTACTTGCTCACGATTTCATTTACTTTATTCATTGTTAAAATTATTTTCTCGTATATATGTAGCATTCACCCTACTTTTGTTTTGTAGTTAGTTTTGTTTTGTTTAGTTTTCTTTGTACGAAAAACCCCCTAAACGTAGGGGGCTTTTTGTTTGTCGGGTAAATAACGACCTCACGAATTTAACTCGGTGGTCAGTTCTCGCATTATCTTTTCAATCTCTTGTTCGGCAAGATATTCATCGCTCAACTCAGTGAAGAATCCTTCTAATGAAAACCCTTTTACATCACCTTGTTTAATCGATTGCCAAACCTCATCGTTATCTACTTTCATTCCAATGCACCATGTGCCATCAGGAAAATTAAATCCAAAGTTTTGACTCTTGTCATGCTCACCTTCTTTAATCCAACTCTCGACAACGGTACAACCTGTAATCGGTATCTCATGTTGAAGGTTGCTATTGTGGTGCATATTTCTTTTTAGATATTCTTGCGCGATTTTATTGATTGTTTCTGCGCTGTATTTCGCATAGTATTCACCGCCTAAAGAATCAACGCGGTAAATCAATTGTTCGGGAAGCATAACCGCACCATAAAGCATTCTTCGTTCTCCTTCATCAACTGCCGCATGGTTCATTTTCTTTGCGGATTTCAATGCGACAAAATCAATTTCAATTGCTGGTTTGTCGACTAATGAAATACAATTCACACCAAGATAACCGCTGTCATCTATCGTGTATTCAATAACTTTTACTTCGTTCATATTATTTTATTATTCTTGATTGGTCTTTAATTTTTTGTTCTGCTTCCTGCGCTGAACTCACGTTGGTTGCGAGTACATATGTTTGTAGCGGTTGTGGCTGATTTGTTTGCCCATTGATAAATGAAAGGTCTAACGCAGGTGCGTTTGTTGAACCTCCACCCATACCACCACCACCTCCTCCGCTTGGTGGAGTTACTCCAGGTGGCGGCCCTCCATCCTTATTGAATTTCATTGAAGCAATTTTAGCGATGTTCGCTGCTCCTGCTGCTGCTGCTGCACCTGCCATAATGAATGGATATGCAGGGAATGCCGTTGCAATGGGTGAAGCTGCTGCCGTTGTAAATGCGTTTTGAGTTCCTGTAATTGCGCTAATCGTTGCCTGTGCTAATTGTAACGCTTTGCCAACTTTAAAAGATTGTTCCGCGTTTAGTATTCCTGCGCTTGTTAATGCGTCATTCAAATCCATTATACCCGTTACCGCAGTTTGTGCCAATTCATAACGGCTCTCGTATAATGCCATTTCACCCTCTCTGATTCTCTCGCGCTTCATTTCTTCTGCGAGTTCCTCGTCTGTTGATAATTTAATTACACTTTTACTTTCAGCGAATCGTGCAGCTAATCGCGTTTGAGATTGTGCAGATGAATCCTTTTTAATTTGCGCTGATATTTGTGCGGCTGCTTTTTGATTAGCTTTTATTTGTTCAGCTAATCTCGCTTCTTCCTCCTTCTTCCTTTTTTCCTCTGCTAATCGCGCCTTTTCAGCTTCTTGCTTATTGTACTTATCATTTATCTCTGCGCGTTTTGCTCGTGCAACTTCAGCAATTTCCAATTGAAGTTCTGAATTGCCACGCGCTAACCACAATTGATCATCATACCACTTTTGAATGTCTGATAATTCGCGTTGTCTTTCAGTCATTCGACCACGTGCCAAATCATCACGCATCTTTTGAACTGCATCATTTGCCTTCTGCAAATCCGCCAACATTTCTTCGTTGCGTTTCTTCGCTGCCTCTGCTTTTTCAGATGCTTCCGTATCAATTAATCCTGTCCAATTGAAGAAGTCAGTTATTGCATCAATAACAAAATCTATCTGTTCTTTGATGAACCCAAACACCTTACCAACCAACCCACCTGCATTGACTAATTTATCGAAGTTCAAAATGATTGCGGCAATAACTCCACCAATCAAAAAAATTGGATTTGTAAACAATGCTTTCCCCAAGTCGAACATTGTGCTACCAAAACTTTTCGCTCCTTTCGATAAATCACCAAACTTAAAATCCTTCATTGCCGATGAAACCCCTTGTAAACCTGCTTGAGCCTGTCCAAAATCTAAT